TGTGCCGTATGACCAGTGGGCGAAGGAAGGGAAGCTCCACCTGACTCACGGGAACGTGACCGACTTCGACCAGGTGCGGGCCGACATCATGGGGCTGGCGAAGAAATACAACGTCCGCCAGGTGGCGATCGACCGCTGGAACGCCACGCAGCTGTCGACGCAACTGCAAGGCGATGGCGTGAACGTCTTAGGATTTGGGCAGGGCTATGGCTCAATGAGTGCCCCGGCCAAGGCGTTAGAAGGTCTGGTGGTTGGCGGCAAGTTGCTGCACGGCGGGCATCCGGTGCTGGCGTGGCAGGCGTCGAATGTGGCGATTCAGAGCGATCACGCTGGAAACATCAAGCCAAGCAAGCAGAAATCCAACGAACGAATCGACGGCATCGTGGCGCTGACTATGGCCCTTGGCATCCACGCGACATCCACGGCACCAGCGCCCGAGCAATCCTGGGACATCATGAGCATATGAGTACCGAAAACGCCGTGCCCGATTTCAAGATGTTCGAACTTCGCGGGATCGACTGGACCGATGGCGGCAGCAACCGCACACCGAGCGGCATCCGCGTGACGGCCGACAACTCGATGGCGTGCTCTGCGTACACGGCGTGCATCCGTGTCATATCGGATGCGGTATCTTCCCTGCCGCTGCACGTCTACGAACGGCTTGCCAACGGTGGCAAGGCGAAAGCCAGCACGCACCCTGTGTATCGGTTGCTGCACACGCAGCCAAACCCGTGGCAGACGGCGCAGGAGTTCCGCGATTGGATGACGGGGATGTATCTGCATTACGGGGCTTCCTACGCCGAGATTCGCCCAGGTGCCCGTGGTGCGATCTCGGAGTTGTGGCCGCTGCACCCGAGCCGGATGGAAGCCGAGCGGCTTGAGGATGGCACCCTCCGCTACCGATACCGGGAGCCGAGCGGCAAACAGACGATCTACAGCCAAAGCCAGATATTCGCCCTGCGGTTCACCACAGAGGACGGCATCAAGGCGATCCCCACGTACAAGATTTTCCAGAACGCCATCGGGCTTTCGCAGGCTCTCGAGGCCCACGGCAGCACGTACTTCGGGAACGGTGCCCGGCCCGGCATCGTGCTGGAGTCTGAGAACCCGATTCCGGTGGAGGCCGCCGAGCGGCTGCGTGAGCAATGGGAGCGGATGCACCGTGGGGCAGATCGAGCTTTTAGAACGGCAGTATTGCCGAACGGCGTGAAGGCCCATGAACTCAGCGGCAGCAATGAGGCGGCCCAGTTCTTGGAGACGCGGCAGTACCAGGTCATTGAGATCTGCCGTGCGTTCCGCGTGCCGCCGCACATGATCCAAGACCTGACCCGCAGCACCTACAGCAACATCGAAGTGCAGGGCACGGAGTTCGTGCAGCACTGCCTGCTGCCGCACCTGAAGCGGTGGGAAGCAGCCATTTCCAGAGACTTAATCGTAGACGATGAGCTTTTCTTCGCAGAGCACAGCGTCAGTGGCCTGCTTCGCGGCGACCACGCCAGCCGATCGGCCTACTACGTTTCGGCCCTGCAAAATGGTTGGATGACAGTGAACGAGATCCGCGAACTTGAAAACCTGAACCCGATCGGGCCAGAGGGCGACAAGCACTTCGTACAGCTGAACATGACCACGCTGGACAAAGTTGGGCAGCAAGCACCGGCACCTGAGCCGATGCCAGCGATTGAAGACCAGGCCGAACAGGAGGACACCCCAGATGGAAATTGAACGCCGCGATTTCGCCTTTGAGGACGATAACGAACTGATGATTGAAAGCCGTGCCGATGGCCGGGCCGCCATCATCGGCTACGCTGCCGTCTACAACCGCCTGTCGCTCGATCTGGGTGGCTTCAGGGAAGAGATCCTGCCGGGAGCCTTCGACAAAATCCTGAGCCGCCAGAGGGGCAAGGGCGACGTGGTGGCGCTGTTCAACCATGATTCCAATATCGTGCTGGGCCGTTCATCGTCTGGCACGCTGGAACTCTCCAGCGATGACAAGGGGCTGAAGTACGTGGTGACGCCACCCGTCAGCCGGGCCGACGTGCTCGAACTGATTCAGCGGCGCGACGTGCGGGGCTCGTCGTTCGCCTTCACGGTGGACCCGAAGAATGAATCCTTCCGCACTGGCGAGGACGGCAAGGCCGTGCGCCAGATCCGCGAGGTATCGGGACTCTACGACGTGGGGCCGGTGCTGAACCCGGCCTACCCATCCACGTCTGCATCTGTGGCTATGCGTTCCTACGAAGCCTGGCTGGCAACGCAGTCGCATCCCGAGCCCGAGGCTGTGGCCGCCGAGATCGTGAAGCGTTCGCTGGTGCGTGATGCCGCTGCGGCATGGACTCTGAGGCTGCGAAATGTCTGAAGTGCGGTGCCAGTGCGGTGAGCGTCTGCGGACTCGTTCCAGCCGCCCGGTTGGCAACGAGCGGCAGCGGTACATGCGGTGCCCCAAGTGCGGGGCACGCGGAACTTGTTTTGTCCACACAACACATTCCGAAGTGCGGTACTGCAAGACACGCACCGACCGGCAATAGCGTGAACTCCACGGCAATACCGCCGCAGGAGTCTCACCGAACATGGACAATCTCAAGAAGCTTCAGGACGAGGCAGCAACCCTTGCCAACCGTATCGACGCCGTGCGTGCGATCGAGGCCGACGATACGACTGCCCGCGATGTGGAACTGATCGACCTGAACAAGCGGGCCGAAGAGCTCACGACGAAGATCGACTTTGAAAAGAAGGTCGTTGACTCGGCCAAGAACTTGCGTTCGGTTGTCGAGCGTTGCAGCCCGGCACCGGAAGTGACCGAAGAGCGTAAGGCTGATCGCATCGAGGCGGTTCCTTTCTCGGGTCGGCTCCGTGCGTTTGAGAACGCCCGTGACGCCTACTCGGTCGGCATGTGGTTCAAGAGCAAGAGCGGTGACGCCGAGGCGAAGCGGTGGTGCCAGGATCACGGCGTCGAGGCTCGTGCTCAGGGTTCGACCGGCAGCACCACGGGTGCGGCCTTCGTGCCCGATGTTCTGTCTTCGACCGTCATTCGTCTTGTTGACGAGTATTCCGCCTTCGCTCAGAACGCACAGAACGTGCAGATGCCGAGCGACGTGGTGCTGTTCCCGCGTCGGACTGCCGGTGCCACCGCTTACTGGATCAACGAGAACGTGGCGATCACCGCCAGCGATCCCACCAGCAACCAGGTGACGCTGACTGCCAAGAAGGTCACGGGTGCGGTGACGATTGCTTCGGAACTGCTTCAGGACTCGATCGTGTCGATTGCCGACTGGATCGCGGCTGAACTGGCTTTGACGCTTGGCAACGCCGTGGAAGACGCTGCGTGGAGTGGCAACCCCAGCAACGCGCCAGCGGTTGCCGGGCTCGTCAGCACCTACACGGGTGGGCTTCTGGCTGCGTCTGCTGCCACCTACGCCGCCTCGCTGGTGACGGCTGCCGGTGACACGCCCGACGAAGTGACGAAGGCGAACCTGCTGGCGATGATGGCCAAGGTTCCGCAGCACTCGCGTCAGGGTGCCAAGTGGTTCTGTTCGCCGTTCTTCTTTGCGTCCTGCATGCAGTCGCTCGATCTCGCCCAGGGCGGTTCGGTCGGACTCTCGCAGGGCATGGGCCTCACCTTCCTTGGCAGCCCGGTGGTTCTCACCGACCGGCTCCCGAGCGGTGCGGACTCGACGGGTGTCATCATGGCCCTTTACGGGAACATGGCGAACTCCAGCTACTACGGCGTGCGGCAGGGCATCGAGATCGCGTCGAGCGATCAGGTGAACTTCCTCAGTGACCAGACGGTGATTCGCGCCGTGGCTCGCGTGGCGATCACGCACGCCAACCTTGGCACTGACACCGTGGCTGGCCCGATGATCGGCCTGGTGGGTGCGTAAGCCTGACGGCTTGACGTGATGTGCAAACTAGGCGGGCCGCTCCAACTCGGGGCGGCCCGCTCTCTTTTTAAGGGTTGCCCATGATCGTCAAGGTAGGCCAGACAGAAGTTGATATTCGAGTCGAAGCCGTGATGAGCGTGCCCCGGCTGGGGTTCATGTCGAACTTCTATACGTGGGCTCAGGCGTTGATGCCGTTGGGCATTCGTCCCACGATGATGCAGGGTGCGTTTTGGTCGCAATGCCTGTCCCGCGTGTGCCAGGATTTTATCGACAAAGCGGAGTTCCTGCTGGTAATCGACTATGACAGCGCCTTCAGCAAGCGCGATGTTGAAGAGTTATTTTCGATGGCGCTCGCCTTCCAGTGCGATGCGCTGGCCCCGCTGCAAACAAAGCGGGAGGACGGCAGGCCGATGCTGACCTTGAAGGGCACGCTGGAGAATCCGCCCAAGGAAGGCCACACGACCCTGCCAAGCTCTTGGTTCGCAGAGCCTGTTCAGGAAGTGGACACTGCCCACTTTGGCTGCACGATCCTGAGCACGGCGGCGCTCAAGCGTTGCAAACTGCCGTGGATGCAGGAAATGCCCAACAGCGACGGCACATGGGACGAGAAGCCAAAGAACCCAGGCGATCCCAACTGGCGGCCACGGCGTGATTCCGACATTGCATTCTGGGCCAACTGGAGGGAAAGCGGCAACCGCGTCTATGTCACGCCCCGCGTGTGTATCGGCCACGGGGAATACGTTTTCACATGGCCCGGCAAGGATCTCGGCAAGCCCGTGTACCAGCACGCAACCGAATACTGCAACAGCATGAAGAAGCCCGACACTGCATGGAGCGTGCCCGAATGACCAAACTACGAATACTGCGGCCTTTCCGTTCCTACCGCACCGGCCAGGTGGTAGAGATCCCCGGCGGTCTGGCAGCGGAGTTGGTCGCCAAGCGGTTCGCTGCAATCGAGCAGCAGCAGGATTTGCTAGAGACTGCGGCCCTTGATCCTGCCACGGAAACGGCCGACGCCACGCCCAAGCGGAGACGCAGGAAATGATGTACCGCAGCCTTGCTAGAGCGACTGCCCCCGTGGTCGAGCCTGTGACGCTTGCCGAAGCGAAGGCCCACTGCCGCATCGACACCAGCACAGACGATGCCTACGTGTCGTCGCTGATCACGGCAGCCCGCGAGTGGTGCGAGCAGTACCTCGACCGGACGCTGGTGCACACCCAGTGGGTCATGCGGTTCGACAAGTTCCCGCCTGACGGCACCATGGACATCGAACTACCACGCCCCCCGATGGCAGCGGCTGGCACAGCCACAGCGGTGGCCCTGACGTTTACCTATGAGAATGGCACAACGGCCACCTACGGCACGGGCAGCTACAGGGTAGACCGCAATGCCACGCCGGGCAGCGTGAAGACCCTGTACGGGCAGACGTGGCCGCCGCACCTGCAAGACGACAACGCTATCAGTGTGACCTGGTGGGGCGGCTACGGGGCCAGCGGCAGCGATGTGCCAACGGCGATCCGGCACGCCATGCTGATGCTGGTGGGGATGTGGTTCGAGCGGCGCATGGCGGCCGACTCCATGGGCGGCGATGAGATCCCGTTCGGCGTGAAGTCGCTCCTAGACTCGCAGCGGTGGGGTTCCTACCGATGATCGACCCCGGCAAACTACGCGAGCGAATCACTGTGCAGATCGCCAGCGGTGCCACCAACACGCTAGGCGAGACGGTGCTGACGTGGGCGGACTCGTCTGCCGTGTGGGCCAGCGTCGAAGGAGTGAGCGCCCGCGAAGCCTTGGCAGCCGGGCAGCAGGAAACCACGATCAGCCACAAGGTGCGGCTGCGTTACCTGCCGGGGCTCAGCCAGAACATGCGGTTCTCTTGGCGTTCCCGCACGCTCGACATCGTGAGCCTGCTTGAACACGGCAACCGCAGCGAACATGAGGCGATTTGCCAGGAGCAGATTCCCTAATGGCAAGCCCATCCGGCGATCCGATAGTGGCGTTTGCACTTGGTCGCACAAAGGCCGCAAAGAAGCGTTTTAGCCTTACGCCGCTAAATGAGGTCGTTGCCGAACTTAAAAAACTTCCGGCAGAGATCAGCAATAAGTACCAGCGGAAGGCACTCAAAAAGGCCGCGCAGCCGGGCAAGGCGGCATTAATTGCCCAGGTGCGAACCATCGGACAGGTTACGGGCAACCTCCTTGCCAGCGTTAGCGAAAAGGGCAAGAGCTACACCAACAACAAGTTTCGGCTGCCTGTCGCCGTAGTCGTGATTGGGTTCCGCAGGCCAGTTGGGTCAGGCGCGCAGAAAACAGCAACGCCAGCATTTGCTGGCGGCTCAGTGCTAAAAGGTCCGAATCGTGCCTATCACTCCCACTTGGTCGAGTTTGGCACAAGCGGCAGGCGAACCCCAGGCAAGAGCAAGGTGGTTAAGCGCCGCCGGGTGATTCTTGATGGGCGGATCATCACCCAAAAGGATCGCCGAAAGGATCAGCCCGAAAACAACCCTCGCCGCATTCTTTCGTCTTTTAAGACTCGCGGGGCGTTTGCGTTTGGTGGCCGTGGCATGTACCCGGCCGACTTCATCACAACCGGATCTGTGGCTCCTATGCCAGCCCTTCGGCCTTTGTCCAAGGCGTTCAATCAATCCAAGAGCCAGATGCAAAGCGTTCTTGATATTGAAATGCGAAAGGCGCTACAGGGTGCCTTGCGTGCGTTCCAGCGTGAGGCCAGAAAGCGTTTCAAGGATGGAGGAGGCGAGCAATGAAATCCCCCGAAGCCGTCATGCGAAACGCCCTAATCACAACCACGGCTGTTTCGTCCCTTGTCTCTGCCAGGATCTTCCCGCTGCTTGCCCCGCAGTCGGCGGCCCTGCCGTTCATCACCTACCGGCGCAGCGGCATCCGCAGGCAGCAGACGCTTAGCGGCCCGATGGGTGTTCCGCAGGTGAGCGTGGATTTCGACGTGTACGCGGCCACCTACGAAGGTGCCAGGGACTTGGCCGACAAAGTGCGGCAGCGTCTGGATGGGTACGGGGGCACGTTCGACAATGCAGAGGTCAAGCAGGTCTCGCTCGAAAACGAGCAGGACGACTTTGTTCAGCTGGCGGGTGCTGAAATGCCGCCGGTTTATAGCGTCAAACTATCGTTCGATTGTTGGTGGCAGGAGACATAAGCAATGGCATCGACGCCCCATGACAGCGGCACAGTGTTCACGTTTAACGCCGTTGGCTACACCGTAACCAACATCACGTACTCGCTGACCGACCCGACCGGCAACGACACCATCGACATCAGCCACCTTGCACAGACGGTCGGCGCTGCAATCTTGACGCAGAATCGTCCGCTGAAAGGCTCTGCGACTGACACGGGCCGGGAAGTGTCGATCGACTACATCGGGTCAGCAGAGATCACGGACGGTGCAACTGGAACGCTTACCATTACCGGCGGCATTGCTCTGTCGAAGATGGCAACTGTGTCTTCGTCAAGCATTACGCTTGCTGTGAACGATGTCATCCGTGGCAGTGCTACCTTCCGCGTTGCCCGCTAGTTCACGGGAGGTTTTCCCGTGGCAAGTTACAGCACAGGCATTACGGTCACGTTCGACGGCGCGGCTGCCACGGAAGTTACGGGCCTGTCGTGGACGTGGGGCGGCGGATTGCCCAAGGGCCGCAGCGTTGTCTGGACTGACGATGCTGGCTCTGTCAGCGTTCAGACGATTGGCGTCGTAAGCACCGCCCCCTATGGAACTCTCGGCACGCTGACGATTACCGGCGGCGGCATGAACTTGACGTGCACTGCATGCTGTACTTCCGTGAGTGCGGCGGCAGAACTCAACGGAGTGACGCGCTACACCGTCGAGTTCCAAATCATCCAATAAGGCAACCAATGTCACTGACAAGAGAACAGATCGACGCAGCAGACGACGCCAAGATTATCAAGGTGCAAGCCTTCGGCGGCGAATGCTGCTTGCGTCTTATGAGCGTGGGCGAACGTGATTCCTACGAGATGAAGCTAGTCGAGGCGGGCGGCAAGGCCATTCCCGACTTTCGATCTGAGTTGCTGTCGCGGACGCTCTGTGACGAGAAGGGCAACCTAATCTTCCCCGGCGAAGAAGGTGTCGAAGCCTTGAAGGTTCGCAGCAGCGACCAGATGCACAAACTGTGGCAAGCGGCCATGAAGCACAACGCACTGACTGAGGAGGAGATCAAGAGACTAGCGGGGGAATAAACGCCCGTCCGACGTTGCATTTCAAGATGCGTCTGGCGGGCCACCTTCGGATGACGTTGGAACAAATCGACGCAATGGATTCACGGGAGTTCAGTCGATGGATCGCGTACTCACGATGGTTCAGCCCGCTCGAAGATTCATGGACGCAGACCGGGATGCTAGCCAGCGCGATGCTGGCCCCGTACTGCCCGAAGGGTAAGACTCCGACCGCTGGCGATTTCATACCGATCGAAGACAAGGCACCGAAGCACTGGACGCAGATTCACGCAGTGCTTGAGCAGATGAAGAAGGACTTGGAAGGCTAGGCATGGCAAGCATCGGGCTAGGATTCACGCTGTCGGCAAATGCTCAAGGCATGTCCTCGGGCATCAATGCCGGTGTGGTTGAACTCCAGAAGCTCGGGTATGCCGCCAAGAAAACCCAGCAAGACGTTTCGACGCTGAAGACGATCGAACTTTCGCGTGTGTTCCTGTCGAGCGTGCAGACCGTCGCCGGTGCGTTCAACTCCTTCGTGGCTGGCTCTGCCTCTGCTGTGGCATCGGTGGACGATCTCAGCAAGCGGACAGGCGTTTCCACGCAGACGCTTCAGGCGTACCAGTTCGCGGCCGAACAGTCTGGCGTCAGCGTGGAGACGTTCGGCAAGGGTGTTCAGAAGCTCGGCATTAACCTGGGCGAAGCCCAGACCGGCAACAAGGGTGCCATCAAATCTTTCGCGGATCTCGGGCTGTCGGTGCAGGAACTTTCCCGGCTGTCGCCAGAGGCTGCCTTCGAGGCTGTCGCGGCGGCGATCTCCCAACTGCCCGGCCCGGCCCAGCAGGCGG